CAAACTAATTGTAGTTTCAGCTTATCCCGAAGTATTTTTAAATAACAAAGAAGTCCATAGGTCATTTGCCTTTAATGGGCTTTCTTATTTTTATGATGAATATATTGATGGGAAAGATTTCAAGATTTTTGCTAATGACCCATATTTAGAAACAGCACATATTCAACAAAATGAGCATCTAATTAAAACATGGTGTGAAATGTTTGATTTAAAATACAATGGTGAATTACCAAATATTAATCTAACTGATAGAGAAATTCAGTATTTTTCAAATAAATTCCAATCCAACAAGCCTATTTTGTTATTACAAACAAATGGGGGTGCTCAAACAGAGCATAAATATTCATGGGCAAGAGATATTCCTTCCTCAACTGTAATTGAAATTATTAATCACTTTAAAAATGATTATAATATTGTTCATATTAAAAGAGAAGACCAAATTGGATATGCTGATACAACACCCGTTTCTGATACATTCAGAGGTTTGTGCGTGTTGATTCAGCAATCAACAAAAAGATTATTAATTGATTCATTTGCACAGCACGTTGCAAGTGCATTAGAGATGCCCTCAAGTGTGTGTTGGATAGCAAATTCACCAAAAGTTTTTGGCTATGAATTGCATGATAACATTTTGGCTAATAAATTTAATAATTCACCCGAACTGAAAAATTCATATTTATCAAAGTTTAATATTACGGGTGATATTTTGGAGTTTCCTTACAATAGTGAAAATGATGTTTTTGACACAAAATCAATTATTGAATCTTTAAGCAAATAAAATCATGGATAAATTATTTTTTCAATCTTCTCTACCAAGGTCGGGGAGTACGTTGTTACAAAATATTTTGGCACAAAACCCCGATATTTATTCTACACCTACTTCGGGTGTATTAGAATTGGTATATGGAGCAAGAGCAAATTATACAAGTTCTTTAGAGTTTAAGGCTCAAGATAGCCAATTAATGAAAAATGGCTTTTTAGAGTTCTGCAATAAAGGTATAAAAGGCTTTTATGAAGGTATTACAGATAAAAAATATGTAGTTGATAAATCAAGGGGTTGGGGTATTCACTATGATTTTTTAAATGAATTTTCACCAAACCCTAAAATTATTTGCATGGTGCGTAACCTAAAAGATATTTTTGCAAGTATGGAGAAAAACTTTAGAAAAAATCCCGAAAAACATAATCCTATGGTGGATTGGTCAACAATGAGTGGTACATCTATACCAAAAAGAGTTGATGTTTGGGCACAAGGAGTTCCCGTAGGTATGGCTTTGGAAAGATTACAAGAGATTTTCAGATTAGGTAATAATAAACATATTCTTTTTGTAAGGTTTGAGGACTTATGTCTTTATCCCGAAAATACAATGAAAGAAATTTATGACTATTTAGAAATACCTCACTTTGAACATGATTTTGATAACATAGAACAAGTTACAAAAGAAGATGATGAAGTTTATGGAGAGTTTGGCGACCACAATATTAGACAGAAATTAGAAGTAGTTCCTTCTAAAGCCAAAGATATTTTAGGAAAAGAGGTAGTTAATTGGATTTACAATAACTATCCATGGTATAACGAAGCTTTTAGATACAACAAATGATACTAGTTTTATTTGGTCAGCCTAATTCGGGCAAGACAACATTGTGGAAATCAATGCTAAATAATCATACAACTCCTTTTTTTGGGTTTAACACAGAAGTAATTGATGGTGATAAATTCAGAGAATTGTTTAAAAATACTGACTATTCAAAAGAAGGTAGAATTAACAACTTAAATAAAGCTTCTGATATTGCATTTTACATTCGCAATAAGCCAATGTTACAATATTGTTTTTTAGCAATGGTTTATCCTTATAAAGAAGCTAGAGATTATTTAAGAAAATTAGAACCCCACGCAGTTTTTGTTTACCTTGAATATGACAAGGAAAGAGGAAGAGAAAATTATCATGTTGCGGATTTTGAATATCCAACAGATGAAGAATGTTTAAAAATTAACACAGATAAACATACAATAGAAGAAAGCAAACAATTAATACTAGACTATATATGGAAACAAGTTGGAATAAAATAAATCATGCTAAATCATCAATGGCATCAAAACCTAATCAATTTGCCTTGTTTATTGGCAGATGGCAACCTTTACACGATGGACACAAGGAATTGTTCCAACAAGCCTTAAATGAAGGCAAAAACGTATGTATTGCTATTAGAGATGGTGAAGTAAATGAAAATAATCCATTTGCACCATTAGAAGTACAAGCAAATATTTCTGAATTTTACAAAAAAGAAATTAAAGAGGGTAAAATTAAAGTAATTTTAGTTCCCGATATTTGTTCAGTTGAGTTTGGAAGAGGTGTTGGATATGATGTTATAGAACACGTTCCACCAACAAGTGTAGCAACAATTTCAGCTACTAAAATCAGATATGAAATGATTAACAATAAATAAGCATGAAAAAAGATTTTAAGATAATTCAGATTAGGTTTAATGTTAACAGCACAGATGAAACAAATCGTTGGAGGTTAATCATTGATGGTGAGGAAACATTGGTTGCACATATTATTGTTGATGGTCATACTTATACTACAATGGATTGGATTCCCGAAATTAAGGAACACAAATGGCATATTAGTTGTAAGGGTTATTTAGAAATTGTTGATGATACAGCTTATGTTAAAACAGTTACAGAAGAATCAGTTTTTGCAAGGCACATTTTAAAAACTATTTCATACAGAATTTTAGGTACAGCAACAACTTTTATTACAGCTTATTGTTTAGGTGCTTCAATAGAATTGGCATCTTTTATAGGAATTGGAGAGGTAGCTTATAAGCCCGTTATTTATTTCTTGCATGAAAGAATATGGTATAAATATTTAAGAATTAAGCGTAAATAAAAAATTATATTGTAAAAATATAGTATAAAAATCGGAATAATTCCGATTAAAAGTTGTATTTGTGTCCATTATGTAAATTTTTTACAGATATTTTTTATCTTTGCATAGATAAGTAGATTTTACTATACATTAAATTATTATATAATGGACACAATACCATCACAAGTTCCATCTTTCGGGGTTTTTGACAAACTCGGAGATTATGGTGTTCTAGGACTAGTCGTTTTAGCTTTAGGTTATGTTGGGTGGATTCTTTTTAAAAGACACCTTGACAATCAAGATAGAATCAAACAAGAGTTAGAAAACAAGAAAAAACTTAAGAAATAATGTCATTTGGGGTCTTTGACACATTGCACCAATATGGTATTCTTGGTTTAGTTGTTTTGGCTTTAGGATATATTGTATGGATTCTTTTTAACAGAACTCTTAAAAGTGAAGATGACTTGAAGAAAAAAGTTGATGAACTTGAAGGTGAACACAGAGAAGAATTAACTAAAACTATTAAAGATAGTGTAAAAAGTTCTAATTCCTTAAAAGATACCGTTTTAACTTTGTTTGGTCAAGATTCACGGAAAAACAAATAATCATGAAGAAGAAAAAAAGACTAATTTTAGGATTAGGAATTGGATTCATACTAATTGTATGTTTTCAAATTTTTTCTAGTGGTCATAAGCACGTTGTAGTTGTAACAGACAATGTAAATCTTACATCAGCAAACAAATCTTTGACAAAACAGAATAATGGGTTAAAAAAAAGTGTTTCTAGCTTAAAAGCCAAAAACGAAGCCCTTGTTGAGGACAAAGCTAATTTAGAATCAATGGTTTCAGAAGTTATTGGCAGTTTAGATAGTACAAAATCTATTGTTAAAGACATAAAAAAGGAATTGGCAAATGAAAAAAATATTAATGTTAAGCAGTCTAATGGTGAAGTTTTTGATTTTCAGCCAATCAAACTACCCGCTAAAGACAGTAATTAAAGGAGATTCGGTTGTTATTTTATTGAAAAAACAAGCGGATGAGATTAATGATATTTTCCAAAATCAAAAATTAAGCATTACTGACTTAAAAGTTCAAATTAAACTTAAAGATAGTTTATTAAATTTTAAAGATAGTTTGCTTGAGGTTAAAGAAAATAATACTAATTTAATGGGCTTTTATGATTCATTGCAGAAAAGATTGGATTTGTTAGAGCATTTTATTTATGACGCTTCAATCAGAAATACATGGATTTATTATTCATGGGATGATTCTTTGATTTATTCAGTTGATTTAAGTCAATTTTATGTTAGAAAAAATGATTTAACGGGTGATATTCACTTTCATAAAGCAGATGAACCAATTGACCCATATAATGAGAAAGAAAGCCCACATATAGGATGGGTTAGAGATATTTTAAAACCAAAGCGACCAAGAGTAACTCTTGTTCCAATTAAATTATAAAATATGCAAAATATTTTTTTAGATTGTGGAACTCATCTTTGTGAAGGTTTATTGGACTTTTATAATAAAGGAGTTATTAATGATACATTTGAAATTCATACATTTGAAGCTAATCCCGAATGTAACATTAATGAACGCACAAAAGATATTCCATTATCTATAAAATGTCATAATGTTGCTGTATGGGTTGAAGATAGCTTTATTTTTTTCAATCAAGAAAACCATATTGAAAGTCAAAGTGGTTCACCCACAGATGGAAAATCAAATATTGATGGATGGGGTTCATCGGTTCATTTAATAGGCTTTAAACACAAAGGTTATAACACAAAAGTTAAAGTTAAAAGTATAAATTTTAGTAAATTTGTTTCTGACTTGCCTAAAGATTCTAACATAATCTGTAAAATGGATATAGAAGGCTCTGAATTTTTAGTTTTAAGAAAAATGATTGAAGATGGAACAATAAGTAGGTTAAAAGAAATATATATTGAATTTCACGAAAGATTTATGCCTAGTGAATCTATTGAAACAAGACAAAAAATAGTAGAAGATATTAAAAATCAAGGTGTAATAGTACATGAATGGTTTTAATTTAACAGTTTAAATAAATAAATTATGAGAAAATTTTTTAGAGAATTAATTTCAAAAAACAATAATATAGATGAACAAGCCTATGTGGGTGTAGTTTCATTTTACATGATGATTGTTGTATTATTAGTAGATGTTGTAACGGGGATTATGGCAAAAGAACTTATTATTAAAGAATGGATTTTTCAAGGCTTTTTAGGTTTAACAGTTGGTGCATTTTTTATCAATTCAGCTAAATCTATTATGCACTCAAGAAAAGCAAAAAAACAAGATGAAATAGTAGAAGAACCTACTGATACTGAAAATTTAGGTTAATTAAAGAACAAAAATTATGATTCTAAAAAAAGGCGACAACAATGAGATTGTCAAAAAAATTCAAGCAGTTTTAGGAGTTGAACAAGTTGGTAACTTCGGTGAGAAAACAGAAAAAGCAGTCAAGGAATGGCAAACTAAAAATGGTTTAGTTGCTGATGGAATTGTTGGAGATAAAAGTCTAGCAAAAATGGGTATTATTTTAGAGCCAACAACTACAACAGCACCCGCACCAAAAGTAGGTGCTTACAACAAAGATTTAATTGAAAAAGGTGTAAAATCAAAAGGTTACAAATGGTTTGATGATAAAGATATGCTTTTGAACATTGTAGGTGTTAGAAATTCTTCTGTTGGTCAAAAAGTTACAAATGCCTTTGATGACAAATTAACGCTTTCTTATAAAGAAAATGGTGTTTGGCAGTACAAAGAATGGACAAACACAACAGATGCGGGTAAAAAGGGTGTTTTAGAATATCACAATGCAAGTGGAGTTGCTCGTTTAGTTGAAGGTCAATACATTGGCTCACACGCATTAGGATTGCACCAAGGTAAATATGAAGCATTAAGACAAGTTAAAGCAGTCAAAGTGTTCCGTGATGCAAATAAAGACATGATGTTTGATGAAAAAACAATTCAAGAAGGTATTTTTGGAATTAATATTCACAAAGCGGGTGTTGATTCAACTTTTGTTGAAAATTGGTCGGAAGGTTGTCAAGTGTTCAAAAGGTCAAAAGATTTTGAAGAGTTCATGGCAATTGTAAGAAAATCTAAAGCAGTTCACGGGAATAGTTTTACCTATACCCTAATAAATTCAAATGATTTAGTGTAAAATGGAAAATTCTTTTTTAAAAGATTATTACAAAGCTATTTCAGTTTTGTTAATTATTGGTTTAATTTTAATTACTATTTTTTTTATTCCTAAAAAAGATGTAAATCAAGATTTGATTGAAAAGCTAAAAAAGGAAAAGCAAGAAATAATTAATAAAAGTTACAATCAGATTGATAGCTTAAAAAGGCTGAATGAATTGCAAGAAGAAACAATAGCTAAAGCAAACTTCAAAATTGATAGCTTAAATCATCTTAAAACAAAAGTTGAAATAGTTTACCAAAACAAACTAAAAGAAATAAATGGGTATGATTCTAAACAAGTTGAACAATATTGGCAAGAACAATTTAATTGATAAAATTAAAGGTTTTTGCTTATTACTAATTTTTCTGTTACCATTTTTATCCTACGGGCAAAAATACCCATTGGTAAAATTTGATGGCAAAGATACATTATTGATATTCTCAATTGTACAAGGAAAGAAACTAATTGCACAAAATGAGGAAAGATTAAAGGACAAGCAATTAATAAGCTTAAATGTGGCTCAAATTAGTCAAAAAGACACTATTATAGCAAGTCAAAATAGAAAAATTACCAATCTGTTGCTGATGAACACAAAATATGTCGATATTATTAAGCAAAAAGATGATTTAACTTCTATATGTGAAACTGAAAAATCAATGTTAGACAAAGAAATTAAAAGACAAAAAAGGCAAAAATGGATTGCAATAATTGGAGGTGCTATCGCTTCAATCTTATTTATTGCTGTAAAATAAATTATTTAATAAAATTACTGATTGTTTTAAATAAAAGTTTTATATTTACAATGGTCTATTGCTGTAATAAATTAATTGCCAAAGCGATTTATTATTGTATAAAAAGGTAAAAGGTTTAGGTAAGAAAAAGCCCCTCTAAATGAAGGGCTTTTTGTTTGTTGTTAATTTTATTTTATATATTTGTTTTATTTTTATATCGTTTATAGAATGTTAGGTAAGAAAAAGCCCCTCTGAATCAGAAGGGCTTTTTGTTTATTTCCTATTTCTTTGAAGGTTTTCTGCTCTTGAAATACACTCAAGATTTGAAATATCATCATTGTGTTTATCACCATCTTTGTGAATTATTACATAACCTCTAGGGATTTCACCTACTTCTTTTTCCCATATTGCTCTTGGTCTTCTTATCCTTTGATTTACACCAACCCATATATGGGCACAATCATTACTAATCATCTGTACACCGCCTTTCCAATTAGGATGTTTATCACCAACTATTTCCCCTTTTTTAAATTCAGTTTCGGGATGTAGATGTATTCCCTTTAAATCTTTGTTCCATGGAACATTGTTCTTTGTAAACTGACCTTTACTATTTTTCATTTTCTTCAAGTTTTTTCAATAAATCATTCCAATATTTTACACCTTGAAAAGTTTCAGCAAACATAAATGATGATAATAGTGCGTTAGATAAAGATGAAGACATACCATCTAATCTTTTTGGGTCTGTATTGGCAATAGCTTGTTTTTTATACGGCTCTTCTAAATCATTGAACCAATCAATTGCTTTTTTCATAGTTTTTATTTTAAAAATTGATATGCTCTTGTGCTTTCTTGAAGGCTAAAGAAATAAGTATCTCCACCACAATCAATCATCATGTAATCAGAAGATAAAAAGCTTGTTAAAAAAGCGGGGTCATCTTTAATGTTTGATTTTACAACTGCCATTTTCAAGCCCTCACTAATTTCACCATAGGTAGTGTATTCAGTTAATCTTTCTCCTTTTTTGAAAGTAATTATAAATTCTGCATCTCCACTACCTCCAAATTGATAACCCTCTAATAATGATAAAAATAAAACTATTTTATTATCAGATTTAGCTAATGATATTGCACCATCATTATCGGGGTATTTAAAAATTACGCTTTTAAAATTGCCATCTTGTTTAAGGTAAATATTATCCCCTATTACTGTTGTTGATTGTGCAAATGCTGTTGAACCCAAAAGCATCATAATTGCAAATGTAATTTTTTTCATTTTTTTTATTTTATTAAATTAATTACTATTAAAACTCCTAAAACATATCCTACTGATACTGAAACTGCAATTTTTATACGTTCAATCCAACAGTTTGTATCAACCATAAAACCATTAAAAGGTAA